TTTACTTGAAACAATTATTCTTTTAGAAGGCCGTAAAAAGAAATAATTAACCAAGCTTGGAATTAAATAGTTCGTAAATCTTAGGATTAAAATTACCCAGTATCTGCTTTATATATTCTTTTCTCTGCATTTCGTTAGCACTCTTATACATATTTCTTAACTCTGTAGCGCTAGCTATTTGCTTACCACCTAGATCAAATTCTAATGTAGCCGGTGCATATATGTACCCGTGACCACCCTGCTCTTTAAAAGGCTGCATAGCCTGTAGATCGGTAAATGGTTGAAAATATGTTGGTGTGCCTTTCTTAGTCATACCAAATTTAAATCTCGGATCTGTTTCCATATCCTTCTTACCAACAATATAAATTACTTTTGCAATATTTTGATCATAACTGCTTAATATTTCTATTGGTTTATAGGGTTGCTTTACTAAAGCAATTTCATTTTCCGGTATACCTGTAGCTTTAATTATTTCTTTTTTCTCTGCAAAATTAAATGGATATCTACTTAGGTCATCTTTTTTCGCCACTTCATCGGCAGTAGCGATAAAGAAATCAGCTCCTGGAAATTGTTTTTTTGCCATATCATAAAGCTTTTTATGACCCACATGAAAAGGCTGAAATCTACCTGGGAAAATAACTATAAGATTATTTTTTTGATGCTGTAATACTTCATTTACTAGATCGTCAAATTTCATATAGACATTCCCGGGGTTTGTGTTAAGCGAGCACCTTCCTTACCATATGCTGGGTTAATAACGTAATTATTATTTGACATTTGTCTCTGCTCTTCATTTTCTGCTTTTTTAGCTTGCGCAAACTTACCTTGCTCTTTTCCTAGAATAAAATTACCAGTTATCTTAATAGGGTTAGATGAAATAGAAGGATCGCGTATCACTATCCCCTCTTGTGTATTAACATTGCCTAGTGTTGATGTTGCTGCATTTTTAATCTTATCTCCCATAACAATTGTCGCGTAGTAAAAGACAGCACCTGATATAGCTTTTTCAATAGCATCTTTATTATCACCTATATATTGATGCATTGGAACACCAGAGGAAACATTTTTATAATTCTCTAAGCTCATTGCACTTATAGTCTTTCCAGAAGCTAATTTAATTTTTTCTGCTCGAGGATTTTTAGCTTTTAGTAACCATGCATTTAACGGCTCTGTAACTATGTTACGTGTATCATAATTTACAGTAAACGGTGTATTAAGTACATCATTAAAATTAACTTTACTCCCAAGCTTAACAACGAACTCATGCTCTACATCAAAACCATATTTTTTAGCAATAGGATCTACCTTCTGTATTAATGATTCTAAAGCTTTTTTATCATAAGGTATTTCTCGAGAAGCTCTACTTACACTACCTTTGACAGGGCTTTTAACAGATATAATTTCATTTAAGCCATGAATAGCTAAAAAGTTATTTGTATAACCTATTACGTTTGTTGATCCCTTAACAAATTCCATGTTAAATAAAATTTTATCATTATCCCACATCTTTAAGGACTTTAATTCTTTTTGAATATTAGGAAGAGCAGTATTAAAGATTTGTAATACAACTTTACCTGTTTCTAGCATACCATGCCCAGCAGGAAATCTTGATCCTAATTTTTCAATAGTAACACCCTCAACATCTTCTTTTTTATTTGATCCTCTATCCATTGCAAATTCTTTCTTGCCTTCAGCATTTGTTATTAAACGTATAGATGCATTAACACCATCAATCTTTACAACAGACGGTTTTTTGGAAAGACTATTAACAATTTTGTTAAAAATATTAATTAAATCTTTACCGGTATTTGCATTGGGCAAGTCAAAAGGATGAGCCATATGGCCTGCAACTCCGCCCTCAAGTAAAAATTGACTAAACGTAATCATATTCTTAATGTTATCCCCGCTGATTTAAATTTATCATCTATAGACATATTGAAAGCAGCATTAAATTTATTATAAAAATTATAGATACTTTCAATCGATTGCCCTAAATTTACATTTTCAAATTTATATGCTACAACTTTTTTAGTTGTATCGTTTAGAAATAAAATATAATTAAATTTTTGAATACGGTGATATAATGCAGTATGAATAGAGGCTATTAATCTATATAAATTGTAATTAAATCCTTCAGAGGTAAAGAAGTCTGCTCTTTTTTGTGATAATAAATTTGTAAGGTACGCTACTAGCTCTTGTTTTTCATTTGCAGCACTATAGTTACGTGTTGCTGCAATGCCTTCAGCCAGTTGTTCATTTGACAAATTGTTTGCTAATGAAAAAAACGTTTTTACAGCTGGCGAAAACAGCCCCTTTACGCGACCTTCTTTATGTTCTGAGTAATCTTTTATTGCTTGTTTAAGCTGTGCTTGTATGTTAGCTGGCAAACCAAATTGATTTATTTTTGCTAATAATTCGTTTAGACCCTCAGCATTATCAAGCGCATCTCTAATTTGTGCTAGATAACTAACTTGTTGCTCCTTTGGAACAGCTACTCTACCTTTTAAAGCTTCTCGAGATTTAATAAATGTTTCTATCTTTTTAAATATTTCTGCTTTAATTCGTTGCAAGGTCTGATCCGATAGCCCTGTACTATTTTGAGAAGATAAAATTGCATTAAGTTCATTTGGTGTATGACTATGACAAAAACCATCACCGCCCATTCTTGCACCTATACCTTTAACCTCTACTTCACCTATATCTTTAAATAATAAATCACCTGTTCTCCCTTTAACTGCATCAGAGAGCATTGTAAAAGCAAGCTCACCTGCACCTACATTAACTTTTGCCTTAAATGTTACACCCCATAATTCATCAGCAACTTTAACTCCGCCACCTGGTTCAAATAACTTTAAGAAAGTATCAGGTATTAAATCATCATAAGCATAGACTTGCTGAGGGTTAGCTAGCAGGCTAGTTCTAAATTTATTATTAGGATCTTTTTGAATTGTAAGTAAATTATTAAAGTTTTGTGGTATAATTTCTCCACGAGAAAAAATACCTATTACGCGTTCGAGAAGTGCCGAATAGTCTTTTGTACCGGCCTTCCAGCCATCATACTCTAAAACTTTATCAATAATAGCACTTGTTGTTAAATCGCCTTCCTCTGTCTTACTCGTCTCCTGCTTCTTTATACTACTTCTTATCTCTTTAGCGACCTTATCAGAAACTCTATATTCTTCGACTTCTCCATTAGGAGGATTTTTTTGAATCAAAACATCTGCATCTTCTCTAATAACAATTTTATATGGCAGAGGTGTAGTAGGTCGAGCAAAAGACTCTGCTAGATAAACCTCATCAAGGCTTCTGTATTTCTTCTTATCCCCCATATCATTTTAATTTAGGGTCATTACTATATTTTTGCATTATAGAAAGTAATTGCTTATATTTTGCCATAAAATTATTTTCATTTATCGAGTTAATAAAATGCTGCACATGAGGATTTTCAATTTTTTGAGGATTATCAGCATAATTTTCGTTTGTGTTAATTGCATCCTGTAAGCCTTCTCTTACCTGTGTTGCATTCTCTTGTGTTACTGGTGTAGTAAAAAGAGCATCAATAGAGCCTGCAGGTACATTCATTACCAGGGCTTTAGCAAGCATTCTTACCATATCTACATAGCCTTCCGGGGGCAAAGATACCGTTTCACTTTTAGCAGGGGCGGGTTGCTCTGCAGCCGGAGCAGGCGCCGCGGCATCCTGTGTATTTATATCCTGTTGAGGAGCTTCTGTTAACAGCGATAATATAGATTGAAGCTTATCATTAAATGTCATATTATTATTTATTAAACTAAACAATAATAAGTTGTTTTGCTTTAAGCTGATTAAAGTATTCTTTGTTTAAAAACAATAGACCGTATTTTAATGTGAATTTGCGAATATCGCTAAATGTATAATTTTCAAGACTTACCGAATCTAAATACGTCCTAATCTTACTAATAAGCTCGGTACTCCTGCCATCATTTCTTTGAAGTAAATGCGATAAAAAGTCGAATGAAATTGATGATATAAAAATTTTTATTGGTAATAACTTCTTTATCTTTTTAAAAATAACATTTAATAACTCTAGGATATCCTCTTCTTTATAATATTTTAGCAATTGAAAATTACCGAGCTGCGTACTATTAAAATAGATTATTGTTTTCTCTTTAACTTTATTCTTTATTAGTGTTTCACATAAGCCATGTATTATATGATGATAAAAAAATCGTTTTGCATTTGTGTCAACTCTATCTTTTAAAAGATGATGCGTATGTAAATCGTTAATGATATTAATCTCAATATCTTTAAAGAGGTAATTAAAATTTAATATTCTAAAATTGTATTGACTAAACTCTAGCTGACTTAGCATTATAAAAGTATGGCTCGTTTTTATATTTTATCAAGAAAATTTTTAGGCGGCCGACCAATCCTTACATTTATGATGCCATTATAATAATCATCTCTTAAAAGAACGTCTTTTGCTAGTTGTTCAGATATTTCGAAATAAGCTAACTCCCATTTTGAGCCGCAAGCTCTAATTATTTTAAATATAAATTTATCTTTACCATGTTTTTTTATATCTTCATTTAATTCTACCGATGAACTAGTGTACTCTCTCCAGTCAGATTCTTTTATTTCTATCCTCTTATTTTTCTTACCCTTCAGCGGCTTTCTTTTTAATTTTGATTTACATTGTTTTTTACCAATATATTTCTTACCTGAAACTGTATTTGTTATCTCATAAATAAAACCGAACGTATCTTCGTTTAAATAGACAGATTCATTTAATAACCAATGACCGAGATCCATAAAGATATTTATAAAAACTAATTAAAGCTCTAGTCCAGGTAATGGTCTTCGCTGTACAACAAATTTCTCTTTTTTCTTTTTTCTTCTTCTAGCTCCTAAAGCTTTAGGAATACGCGCATCGCCAGGAGCATATGCGCTATCGTTTTGTGAAGGAAATTGATTGCCAAATTGGCCCGCGGAGCCTCCCGTACCTACTCCGAATACGCTACCCGCACCACCTGCGACGTTAGCATCTTCCAAAAGCTTTAAAAACCTCGACTCAAATAATCCAATTGATTTCATATAACTCTATACTATTATTTAAGTTAATGCTGCTAGAAGAATACATAAAAGAGCTAGAATCTGATTTAAAAATCAGTGAACTTGAGCTAAAAGATTATCAGCTTAGATTACCGGGTATTAAGCATAAATGGGCTGGACGGTGTATACGGCATAAGTTAGAGCTCAACGATTTACGTAAGAAACGAGATATTCTTAAGCGTAGCTTAGTAGAAAAAATTCAAGAGCAAAGTCCTGTAAAGTTAAATCTACCTGTAGCTGAGAGGACTGTCGAAAAGCATAGCGAACTAATTGAGATAGATGATAGGATGAAACAGCTCGAACTAATTGTTGAATTATTAGAAAAATCTGAAAAAACACTTAGCTCAGCATCTTACGACTTAAAAAATATTATTGATATTATTAAGCTCGAGACAACATGATTAATTTTTCTCTAGATGAAAAAAAGGGAATGGGGGTCCTTTCTGGGGATATGTTCGAAGATATTCGCGAAACATTTTCTGTTAAAAACGAAGCTGCCATCTTTATGCGCAGGCGTTTTGGAAGATTCTTGCCTCAAAGGACATATGCAATTACTCCAACCGGTAGATTTGATCCCGGGTTATATCTTGAAATAAGAAAATACCTTACAAATAATAATTATGTCGGTGAAGTAAAGACAGATGAAGCATTGTTTTATCAAATTGCGCCAGCTAAAAAATGGCAAACAAGCCCGCTCTATCAAAATAATATTATACCTCTAGCGTTACCATTACGCGATTATCAAGAAGAAATAGTCAAGAAAGCATTTTCAATAGGCAGAGGCACTATAGTACTTGCAACGGCAGGCGGTAAGACATTAACTGCTGCTTCTTTATTAACAAAAATATTCTTACAGCATGGTAGATCGTTTAAATGTCTTTATATTGTACCGGATTTAGGACTCGTAGAGCAGACATTTTCCGATTTTACGTCTTATAATGTACCCTTTTCAACCCGTAAATGGACTGGTAAGCATAGCTTAGATGGTGATACAGAAAATCCTTCTAATGTTATAGTAGCAAATTTAGGAATATTGCAGAGTAAGAATACCGACTTATCGTGGCTTGAAAATATAGACGCGCTTATTGTTGACGAAGTACACAAAATCCGTAAAGGTAATGAAGTTAATAAAATTTTAAAAAGAATTAAGACGCCTATACGATTTGGGTTTACAGGTACTATGCCAGAAAATCCTTTAGATCAATGGAATATTATAGGTAAGATTGGCCCGGTTATTTATGAAAAAAATAGTTATGAACTTAGATTAGAGAATTTTGTTAGTAATGTTCAGGTACAGATTCTTAAGTTGATACATAAGGAAGACCCGTTTAGAGACGTTGTAGTATCCGCTGTAAATCTTTATCGTGAAGAGCAGAAATTTTTAATGCGTAGTAATTTTAGAAATAGTGTTATTAGCAAACTATCTTGCAAGCTTAATAATAATGCTCTTATATTGGTCGATTATATTGAACACGGTGAAACTATTTACCGCAATATAAAAGAGCTTTGCCCTAATAAGCAATGTTATTTTATTCGCGGTGAGGTTGAAGTAGCTGAGAGGGATAAGATTAGAAAGCTAATCGAAGATCATTCTGATGTTGTTGTCGTAGCTATATCAAAGATATTTTCAACCGGGATTAATATTAAGAATTTACATTATATTATTTTTGCCTGCGGTGGCAAAGCTAAAATAAAAATTGTTCAATCAATAGGCAGAGGTCTTCGCTTGCATAAGGATAAAGATAAGCTTATAATATTCGACATCGCCGATGATTTTAAATATAGCCTAGCGCATATGGGCAAAAGAATAAATTTATATGAAAAAGAAAAAATCCAACACACCATTAAAGAAATTAAAGAAAGCTAAAAAAGGAGCCCTGTCGACAGAAGAGATCGTAGAAAACGATCCAGAGCTTAAGACACTTTTAGCTACACCTGTTCCTGTGGTAGTAACTAAGACAAAAAAAGGTAAAGAAAAAGTACATTATGTAAATGGTAAAGAGTTTGAAGAGGAAATACGAGCATATTATAAGTCCGGTCACGTAACTCAAAAACTTGGTGAAAGTATAACAAAGATTGCGCACGGTTTATCATATGCACCGAACTTTATTAACTACTCTTATAAAGATGATATGATCGGTGATGCTATTGTTAAGATGTTTTCTGCTTTAAGGAATAAAAAGTTTAAATTAGATACAGGTTTTAGCCCTTTCTCTTATTTTACTACTATTGCGTTTCATGCCTTTATTAACCGTATTAAGAAAGAAAACAAACACCATGCAGTGCTTAATGAATATCGCGAAAAAGTCTATACCGATTTAATGCTTGATCCGGAAATTACAGGCAGCGCGCACATATATGTTGAGCCTACTGATGATAATTACAATACTTCTGGCGAGTGAAATCAAATAAAGAATTAACAATAAAAACCGATAAAGTCTGCTGTATTGCAGATTTACATATCGGCGTACATCAAAACAGTATTTTTTGGCATGAGACAGCTCTTAAATGGGCTAAATGGCTTAAAGAGGAACTTAACGAAAAAGGTATAAAAGATATCTTTATTCTAGGCGATCTCTATCATTATAGAGACGAAATTGCTGTCAATACTATTCACGTAGTTAATCAGATTCTTCGTATGTGGTCAGATTTTAATATTGTAATACTAGTAGGTAATCATGATGCTTTTTATAAGGACAGATCAGATGTAAATTCATTATCTATTCTCGATGGGTGGAAGAATATTCTTGTTATTAGCGAGCCTACAACATATACCATTCTGGGTAAAGCAGTAACATTTTTACCTTGGGGAGCTAGCCCGAAAGATGTTGAAAAGAGCGATGTTCTATTCGGTCACTTAGAAATTGAAAGCTTCAAGATGAATAGTCATAAGCATTGTGATCATGGCATGAAAACATCTGATCTTCTCAAGAAAGCAGATCTTATTATGACAGGTCATTTTCACTTAAGAGATGAACGTAAATATGATGATAAAACTATTCTCTATGTAGGTAATCCTTTTGAAATGGATTTTGGTGATGTTGGTTCAACGAAAGGTTATTATATTTTAGATTTTAACGATTTAGCGTATACGTTTTTTGAGAACAATCTTTCACCGAAACATAAAAAACTTTCTATTACAGAACTGCTTAATTTTAAATCTTTAAGCGCTACAGAAGTAAAAGAGTTTGTTAATAATAATATTGTCAAGCTTGCTGTAGATAAGAAAATATCTAGCGATAATATTGAGCTTTTAATTCAAAAAATCGGTGCATTTAAACCGTTTAATCTTTCGGTTGATTATTCTCTTTTTGATAATTCGATTGCAGTTAATGAGGATCAAACTTACGATCTTTCAGGTGTAGACATGAGTAAAGCTATAGAAGAATTTATAACCCTCCTAGATATAGATAAAAGAGATGATGTATCTCGCTATTGCTTAGAATTATATAGAAAGGCTTCACAAAAGTGAAATATATTACATTTAATAAAATTAGTATAAAGAACTTTCTATCAGTTGGTAATCAACAAGTGCAGGTCGACTTTAAACGCGGTATTCATATTATTACTGGTATTAATAAAGATAAGGAAGATCGTCGTAATGGGGTTGGTAAGTCTACTATAGCTGATGCTATATACTTTGCTGTATTTGGCGAAACACTAAGGGATCTTAAAAAAGAAAATATTGTTAATAATATTAATCGTAAAAATTGTGAAGTAATTCTCGATGCGACAATTAGCAATATGGATACTAAGGAAGAGATTCAAATTATCAGAATGCTCGAACCATCAAAGTGTTATGTTTATATTAATGGCGAGGATAAGACGAGAGATAGTATTAGCAATACCAATGTATTTTTAGCATCAAAGTTTAATAGTAATACAGAAGTTTTTCAGAATTGTGTTATTATGACCATAAACAATGTTATACCGTTTATGGCAAAAAAGAAGCAAGAAAAGAGAAAATTTATTGAAGATATTTTTAACCTTGGCGTGTTTGGAGATATGCTTAATTTGCTTAAGAATGATATTACAGAGAATAAAAAAACGTTTGACTTAGAAGTTACTAAGCATGATGAAATAACAAAGAATATTCTTTCCCTGGAGAATCAGCAAAAGTCGATGACACAAGAACGAGAAAGAAAAAAAGAAAAATACCTTACACGACAAGAAAGTAATACAAAAGAAATTGCAACGATTAATAAGAAGTTAGCCGATTTTACACTACCTGATGTTGCAGAGATAAAGAAAGACATATCCGAACACGACACAAATAATATAAAGGTAGATAATAAGCTTCAAGAAGCCCGTCATTTAATATCTGAAAATACAACCCTAATATCACAAGCTAATAAAAAATTAACATCAGTAGGAACAGATAAAGACGTATGTCCTACTTGCTTGCGTACTATTGAGGATAATGACCGCGATCATATTAAGAATGAAAAGAAGAAGATTAATTTAGAAATAGAAGCTTGTGAAGATAAAATAGCTAAGCTTAGAGCAGAAGAAAAACAATTTTTAGCTCTTCAATCTAAAATCGATTCTAAGATACAGAAATTAAGAGACAGTCTCAACTCTTATCAGCATAAAGTTAAAGAGAAAAATGAACTTGAATCGCGCTTAAATCAGCTACAAGCTTGGCAAAAAGAACTTGAGCAAGATTTAAAAGATATTGAAACTGATCATAATTCGTTTGATAAAGTTATTAAGGAACAGAGAGACAGGCTTGAGAATATTAAAAAGCAAATTGATGTCATTAAAGAGCAACTTAATATGCTAGATGTTGCTAAGTTTGTCGTTTCTGAAGAAGGCGTAAAATCGTATATTGTTAAGAAAATGTTACAATTGTTTAATAGTAAGTTAGCCTATTATCTAAAGAAAATGGATGCTAATTGCATATGCACATTTAACGAATATTTTGAAGAAGAGATTATTGATAGTAGAGGTAAACCTTGCTCATACTTTAATTTTAGCGGTGCAGAGCGCAAGAACGTTGATCTTGCTTGTCTCTTTACATTTATGGATATTCGTAGACTGCAAGGCGATGTGACGTTTAACTTCAGCATTTATGATGAACTCTTCGATTCAAGTCTCGATGAACGTGGAGTCGAATTAGTTATTGGTATACTTCGCGAAAGGGTTGAAAAGTATAATGAATGCATTATGGTTATTAGTCATAGAAAAGAAAGCATTAAAGCTGCAACTGGTGATATTATATTCCTAGAAAAGTCTAACGGTATAACTAAGCGAGTTGATTATAAAGAATATAGCAGTTAATATAGTAATTATATGCACGGAAGTCCTTTTGTTTCACCATTTGCTTCGCCATTTGCTTCGCCATTCGCCTCACCTTTTGCTTCACCATTCGCAGGTCAGCCAGTAAATCAACAGCCTGATGTCCCGCGTCCGCCAGAGATGGATCTTCAGCGCGTAATGAATTATTATGCTGACTATAGCGGCTGTGGATTTTGGCGCATGATTTGGCCTGAGCATGTAATGAATGCACATCAAAAACTTATTGTACATGGCAGTACAGTTATGTGTTTTGATCCTAATTATTACCGCGGTACAAAAACTATTCGAATTCAAAGACAAGCAACGACAAGCCAGCTTAGATTTGTGCAGTTCTTAAAAGAGCTTAGCAATAAACTTGGTTTCCGTTTAATTTATGAGATAGATGATTTAGTTTTTAGTGAAGATATTCCTGAGTATAATAAGTTTAAACCTGCATTTACTGATCCGGAGATTCGCAAGACAGCACAAACAATTATGGAGATGTGCGATGAAATTACCGTTACTTGCGATTTTATGAAAGATTACTACAAGGGTAAAACAAAAAATCAAAATGTAACTGTTATACCTAACTTCCCGCCGAAATTTTGGATGGGTAATTTTTATGATGAAAAACGCATCTCTGCAAATTATGATGAGTTTGATAAGCGTCCAAGAATCTTGTATGCAGGTTCTGGTGCGCACTTCGATGTAGATAATCGGGTAAATCAAAACGATGATTTTCATCACGTTGTTGAAACTATTGTCAAAACACGTCACAAGTATAAATGGGTATTTTTAGGAGCATTTCCTATACCTCTTAAGCCTTACGTACAAAATGGTGATTTAGAGTTCCATCCTTGGCAGTCACTCTACAGCTATCCTGAAAAGATTTATAATCTGAGAGTTAATATGATGGTCGCGCCCCTTCAGAACAATACTTTCAATAAAGCAAAGAGCGATTTAAAATATATTGAAGCATGCTGTTACGGTCTACCGATTGCTTGTCAAGACTTAGTTACGTATAGTGATGCACCTATTAAGTTTAATACAGGTGATGAGATGGTTGGTTGTATTGATGATACGCTGTCAAAGAAGGGTAAGTATATGAATATGTGCGCTAAATATAGAAAAGTTGCAGAAGATAGATGGTTAGAAAATGAAAATAATGTACAGAAATATGTGGAATTGTATACATTACCATATGGACATAAGGATAGAAAGCTTTTAAATAGTATTAATGGGCTATGAGAAAGTTGTCTAAAAAAGAAATTAAAAAATTAGAAAAAGAAGGAAGATTAAGAGACAAAATCGAAATTTGGGTCGACTGTCATAACCACAAATTGGAACTGCTTAGAACTGTTACGAGCTTTATTGCTGCTTTATGTTCTTCTGTTGTACTACTTAAGCTTTTACATTATTTTTAAGTTTTATTTTTAATAATTGATATTATAATAGTATTGTGTATAGAAATGTTGCATATCTTCCAAGAGATCAGCTTATGCGCCTTTTTACATGGGATAGTGAAGGTAAGCGTATTGCTGTCGACACGACATACGAACCCTACATATATCTAGAAACTAATAATCATCCCGATTGTAGTAGTATCTTTAATACTAAATTAAAGAAAAAGAGATTTCGTAATCAAGCCGAGCGCTCACGTTATTTAAAAGATAATAAAATTACTAGAGTATTTGAGAATTTAAATATTCAGCAACAATTCCTAATCGATAGTTTTTGGGAGCATAACGAAAAAGACGACTTTAATAAGCAATCAATTCGTGTTTTGTTTATTGATATCGAGACATATAGTCCAGATGAATTTCCTAAACCCGATAATCCCACACATCCTATTAATGTTATTACTGTCTATGATACGCTTAGAAAACAGTTTATAACCTGGGGACTTAAAGCATATCATAAAACGAATGGCAATGGAATATACATTTACTGTAAAACTGAAAAAGAGCTGCTAAGCAAATTTGTAAGCTTTTTTGCTTCTGATTATCCAGATATTTTATCTGGATGGAATAGTGAGTTTTTTGACTTACCGTATATTGTTAATCGTATTACTCGTATCTTAGGTGAAGATGAAACAAAAAGACTTTCGCCTGTTGGGTATATTAGACCAATTACGTTTAAGGGTAAGTTTGGTAGAGAGCAAGTACATTGGCATATCGAAGGCGTTTCATGCGTAGATTATTTGGATATCTATAAGCGCTTTTGCCCGGTATTGCGTGAATCATATAAATTAGATGCTATTGGTGAAACAGAATTAGGTGAAAATAAGATTGACTATGGTGATACTAACCTTGCAAGCTTAGCTGATGATAACTGGGAGCTGTTTGTCGATTATAATATTCAAGACGTTAATCTTCTTGTTCGTTTAGAAGAGAAGCTTCAATATTTAAAGCTATTGAGAATGATTGCTTATGCTGGGTTAACTACATTTGAAGGCGCGCTTGGTTCACTCTCAGTTATTACAGGCTTATGTGCAATTCGTGCCCGCGGCCGTAATCAACGTATCCCAACTTTTGTTAAAACGGTAACAAATGACGAACAAAATGCTGGCGCTTATGTCGGCGACCCACGTAAAGGGTTTCAAGAAAATATTGTATCGTTCGACGCTAACAGTCTATATCCAAATGTGATGATTACTCTTAATCTTTCACCTGAAACAAAAGTTGGAGTTATAACTGAAAAGACAGATAAAGATGTTACTATTCAGCATGTAAATGGACAAGAGTTTAAACTCCCTATTAATAGCTTTGTTGAATTTATTAAGAAAGAAAAGATAGCTATATCTAAAGCTAAAGTTTTGTTTACCCAAAAAGAAAAAGGTATTATACCTGAAACTGTAGATCATTTTTATAAAAAGAGAGTTGAAATTAAAAGACAATTAAAAATTTTAAAAAAGAAGCTATTTGCTCTAGATAAACAAGCCGAAGAATATGCTGCGCTTAATCAACAGGTTGAAAATTTAAACATTACGCAACACACGATCAAGATTTTAATTAATACTATTTACGGATATTTTGGCAATAAGCATAGTCCGCTAGGTGACGATGAATTGGCAGAAAGTATTACTCTAACTGGTCAAGCAGTCATTAAGGAGTCAAATAGATTATTAGAAGAATATATTAAGAGCAAGACGGGCATGACAGATGAAGATATAATAAAAGACACACCAATCATTTATAATGATACAGATAGCTCTTATATTTCTATCAAGCATATTGTAAAGAAAACCGGATTAAAGATGCTTGATAATAAAGGTAAGGTAACGCCTGAGTACTATAAACAGGTACAGGATATCGAGGACTACCTTAATAAGAATATAGTTACTTGGGGTCAAACGGCTTTAGGGTCTACAGATTGTAGGTTAAACTTTAAACGTGAAGCTATCGCTGATGCTGGCATCTTCCTACAGAAGAAACGCTATGTATTACATGTACTTGATGAGGAGGGAATACCTTGTGACAAGTTTAAGTACACCGGTGTAGAGGTTGTACGTACTACTATGCCGGCGCCAATTAAGCCCTATGTAAAGAAAATTATTGAGACGATGCTATTAACGAAAGATTTAAGCCAAACAAACAAACTCTTTAACGAGACTTATGATATTTTTAAGAAGCTCGAAGTAGAAGATATAGCATTTGTAATGGGCATCAAGGGGTATGAAAAGTACTCTGCTATGTGTGATGGCTTTAAAACTGCAAAGCATATGCCTATTCATGTTAAAGCAGCTTATTTTTATAATATATTGCTCGATAGGTTCAACACAGGTAAGAAATATGAGAAAATATCATCCGGAGATAAGGTCAGGTTCTTCTATACAAAGCAACCTAACAAGTTTGGTATATCAACAATAGGATACAAATATAATTTTCCAAAAGAGTTTAAAGATGTATTTGAGCCTGATCATGAGATGATGTTTGAAAAGATTATTTTTTCAGTAATCGAAAGGTTTTATGATGCTGTCAATTGGAAGTTATTATCACCTGGTAGTCAAGTACAAACAGATCTGTTTGATTTATTGAGTGTAGATAGTTGATTTTAAAAACAAATATTATAATATAACTACATGAGCGAACAAAACCTAATTACATTTATTGACCATATTGGAAGAACAATTCTTGCTACGCAGGTAGATCAAGATAAGACAACATTGACTGTGAAGAACCCTGCTATTATTCACGTACAGCCGACCCAAAATGGTCAGCTAAATGTTCAAACTATTCCTCTTTATTTTAGAGAATTTGTTGGTGAAAAGTCAAAAGCCAATGGAACCACCTGGAAATTTAACCTCAGTACTATTGTTCTTGGCGTTGACGTTGATAACGACCCCCGCCTGGTTGAGCAATATCATAAATTGTTCTTGCCGCCAGCTCCGGCGCCTGAAACATCTGCTCCCGTAATTAAGTTGTTTGACGAGTAATTTTTTACTTGTATTTAAAATTACTTCATATATACTAGATCTATGAGTAAAGATCTTAATAAAATATTCGCGTCGTTAGACAAGTTAAACACTGAAGCATCTTTTTTAAATGAAAATGCACTTAGTAAAGTTGATGAGTGGTTTGATACTGGATGCTACGCTCTTAACGCTATTCTCGGTGGCAGTTGTCGTAGTGGCGGCGTACCTAAGGGAAGAATAACCGGTTTTTCTGGACCTAGTCAGACAGGTAAAACCTTTATTGTAAATAAGATTCTAGCTACCGCTCAGAAGAAAGGCCTTACCCCCGTTATATTTGATACCGAGATCGCTATTGATGAGAATAGTACAAAAGGTGTCGGATTAGATCCTGAAGGTACAAAATATGTACCGGTAGATACTATTGATCAATGTCGTAATCAGATTAGCGCTTTTCTTGATAGTGTAATCGAAAATAACGCAAGAGGAAAGTTTATTATCAGTATCGACAGTCTCGGTAATCTCGCTTCACAAAAAGAGCTTGATGACGTAGCTAAAGATAAATCTGCGTCAGATATGGGTCTTCGTGCGAAGTCTTTAAAGAGTATGTTCCGAACGTTAACCTTTAAAGCTGCCAAGGCCGGCGTTACAATTCTATTTACAAATCATACTTACGAAGACCCTGCTTCGATGTTTCCGAGTCTTGTAAAAAATCAGGCTGGAGGCTCCGGGCCCGTATATATGGCTAGTATTCTTGTACAGCTTGCTAAGCGTCATGAGAAAGAAGGCGAAGGTGATTCTATGGATGCTGATGATAAGAAGCTAGCAGAAGCTAATAAGTACAGCGGTACAACGCTTCGTGCGTTAACTGTAAAAAATCGCTTCCTTCCACCGTTTTTAGAGACAGAAATGTATCTTTCCTTTAAGACCGGTCTTAACAAGTATAGCGGGTTGCTCGGTATGGCGACTGCAAGAGGCATCATTGAGCAAAACGGTGCAACATATACTGTTGGTATTACTAGCGGTAAGTATAAAAAAGGTGATAAACTGGGTTACGCAAAGTCTTTTGCAAAAGACCCCGCTTTCTACGAGGAGTTTATTATTCCAGAACTCGACAAGCGCTTAACAGAGGAATACAAATACAACGTTAATGAAGCGCAAGCAGAAGAGCAACCAGTCGAGTAAAGCTGTAGTCCCCATTTCGGGGGGAATGGACAGTTCTGTACTGTTACATTTAGCTGCGAGCCAGTATGATAAAGTAATTACTGTTAACTATGATTACGGGCAGAAGCATCGTGATAAAGAAATAAACTGCGCGTCATTTCAGATTGAATCGGTTGATATGCCAATCGATAGTTTGCACATAAAATTACCGTTTTTTAAAGATATATGTCAAGTTTCTTCACTTCTTAATAACAAGGTTGCAGTAGCTAAGGCCAAGGATGTAATGGGCGACCCGCAGACGGTAAACTATGTTCCCTACAGAAACTTAATGCTGCTTAGTATTTCACTTGCAATAGCAGAAAACTACGGGGCTAGCACAGTTTTTCATGGAGCTGCACAGGCCGATAGCGTTGCTGGGTTCTGGGATGGCAGTGAAGAATTTCTTGAGCAAATTAATAATGTATCAGCTTTGAACCGTAGAAATAAAATTACAGTGCAAGCGCCTTTAATTGATAAATCTAAGGAAGAAATCATTAAACTCGGTGTAAAGCTTGGGGTAGATTTTAGTCAGACGTGGACTTGTTATGAGGGAGAAGAACAAGCTTGCGGTGAATGTACTGCATGCTCTTTGAGAATAAAAGGCTTTATAGATGCAGGGTATATAGACCCAATTTCATATAAAATTACAATACCTTGGGAAAAATATAAGTGTAAGGCGATTAATCCCCGTAACTAAATCCACCGGAGTCATAACCACGGCGACTTGGGAGTGCTCCCATTCCACGCAATTCACTAGTCGGTAAATCATCTTCAGGATATTCTTCAACAGTTTCAACTTCTCCAGTACCTTCACCTTCTTTCTTTTCAGATGCTGGTGTGTAACTATTTTTAAATTTAAGCGAATCAATAAAGTCTTGAATTAATTCTTTATCTTTAGCTTTTGTTTCGTCAAATGCACGCGTTATTGCTTCAATAACTTCATTTCGCAGTTCAGGCGATTCGTAAATATCACCCTTTGCAACAGTAATTTCATCTGGAAGCTCAACAAAAATTGGCATCCAATCTTTAATAAATCTTACACCGGGGTTTTTTATAAAAGTATTTGCAGCAGGTACAGCCGGGGCAGTACCAGGTGTTCCAGGCGCGATAACACTCTTACCGTCAACACCAGCTACAACAGCTTGTTTAACTTGTGCGGGGCTAGCAGCAGCACCACCCTCGACATCAACACGAAGTACATTTAATAAATTGTCGACAACTCTAGCTGTATACTTTGCTTCTGTACCACCAAGCTTAAGTTCATTCTTAATTAAATTTTCTAGCTCTGTTCTAAACTTCATCTTACTGCCAGGGTAATAAAGCTTATATTCTTTGCCATCTACTGTGTGTATGGCAGGCTTAAAGATCTTTGTTTGTATTGTTTGTAATAAACGATTAGCTATCTCAGACTTTGATTTACCCTCTTTAGCAGCTGTCTTACCAATACCGTAACCTTTTCCGGGTGCTTTCTCAATATCTCCGGTATATCCTAGGTCGTCCGCATAAATTGGTGCTTCTTGAAGTACTTTTTTGGTTTTATAAGCTTCGAAGATAAGTTTTGTATCTTTGTTCATCTTGAAATATTTATTCTCTATATTATAATATTCCTGGAGGTATATAGATATTTGCGGCATATTTG